TCTGGCCTTCTCCCCCGCATCGGTCTCAGCGACCACGCGGCGCATCAGGTCAATCAGGTCGTCTCCGTAGGTTTCGGTGTCCTCTGCCGTGATCAGCTTCGTCGCCGGGGCAGGCGCAGCCGGGGCCGGTTCCGGTGTCGCTGGCGCGCGGGTAGCGGTCAGGTCCGCGATCTGCTGGGTCAGGTTGGCGACCTGCGTCCGAAGACCGGGCACCTCGCTGTTGTATTTTCCCTGCAGGGTCTGGAACTTGTGCTGCCAGTCGCCATCGGCCGGGGCCGGTGGGGGCGGCGGGTCTGCCGGGGGTTCGGGTGGAGGGGCTTGCGGTGGTGTCTCCTGCGCCGCCATGTCGGCTTCGAGGGCTTCCACTTCCGCCGCCTGCCGCTGAACGGCCTCGGGCACTCGCGTATTCATTCACATCTCCAGCTGCAACTCGGGGGTCGGCGGGTGCCGGTATCCCTTAATGGTCAGCTACGTCAGCGGGACATTCCTGCCCTGCTGCGTCAAGGTAGACCGCGCGTCGCGCATTGTCTGCCGTAGTTCCCGGAGGGTTGCGAGGCGGCCCCTCAACTCATGGGCGTCTGCGTCGATACGCGCGCCGATCAGTCGCAGGGTGACGGCCTCGATCTCCGTCTCGAACATCGCGTCGACGTCACGCCACCTTGGGGTCTCCACAAGCTGCGCTAGGGCAGTGAGGGCGGCCGCAGTGGGCTTCGTCAACATCTGCCGGACGATGGCGAGCACGCCCGTCGTTTGTCAATACGCCTCACTGTAGATCGGTGGTCGGAGCGCCATCCATCAACTGTTGGCCGTTACCCTGCGTCGCGCCGGGACCGGGCGGCGTGCCCCCCTGCATGCCGCCCTCGGCCGGGCTCCCGCCAGCGGGCGGCGCACCGGCCCCGCCCTGCGCGTTCATGGTCTCCTTGATCGCCAGCTTCTGGCGCAGCGTGTCGATGTCCGGCACCACCTTGTCGGTGTCCATCTGCAGGGTCTTCGCCGTCTCCCGCAGGACGGCGGCGCGGCCCTCGATGCCCATGATCTGCATGTCGACCGGGTTGGCGGTGGTGGCGAGGAACTCGGTGCGGCGAACCTGCGCGGCCTCGCGGGCGACGAGGTTCGAGGCTCCCTTGGCGACGATGGTCACGTCCCCCTTGAGTTCGGGGTCGGTCTCGTAGCGCATGTTGAAATAGTACAGGCGCTGCAGCAGCGGCTCCATGACGTTGAGGTCGATGTTCTTGATCACGCTGGTGATCATCTTCCCGGCGTTGCTCATCAACATCGAGAGGCCCGACGCTGTACGGCCCGCGCCGCCCGTCGAGGCGTCGCCGGTCATGTAGCGCGGGATGCCGCTGTACTCGTCGGCCATCACCGTGAACTTGTCGAACAGCGCCATCAGGTCGGGCAGCGTCGACTGCGGCTGGAAGAACCGGATCGGCGGGTCGGCGCTGGCCCCGCCCATCGGGTCGGAGTTCAGCTGCCAGATGCGCCACGGCTTCATCTGGGTGATCTGCTCCCCGGGCGCGATGCGGTCGGTGAGGATGCCCACTTGCGGACCGCTGGACAGCGCGGCGTTGTTGATCATGTTCCGGGCGGCCGCGTTGCAGATATCCTGCGGGTCGCGCACGAGGTCGGCCACCGAGTTTCCCCAGAACGACCCCGGCACGCGTTCGTAGCTGGTCGCATAGTAGGGGCGACGGTTCAGCGGGTCTGGGTTGAGCGTAGCTTTGATCACGTAGGGGCCGATGCTCCACGCCTCGACCTCGTACTCCTTCGTCGCGTCCGGCACCTGAGCCGGGGTCATCCCCCAATCGCGCAGCAGGGAGCCCGGCACCGATCCCCAGAACTGCAGCGCGTCGATCAGGCCGTCCGGGTTCGAGGCCAGCGTGTAGCTGGGCTTCCCGGCCGCGTCCTCCTGATCGGTCTCGTCGTACAGCCACATGACCATGCCGCTGGTGCCGTAGTTATCCAGCACCATGTTGATCGCCCCGTCGTCGTAGCCGGGGACGCCCTTCATCTCCTGCAGGTCGCGGCGCGAGAGCTTGTGCTTCTCGATGAAGTCGCCGTCGTCCGGCGAGGTGGCGGCCGGGCTCGGATAGACCTTGAACGGATCGACCCGCTCCCACTCCTTGCAGAGTTTGATCTGCACCACCGGCGCACCGCCCGGACCCCACGTCAGGTAGGGCTTCATGCGGATCACCGGCCCCTTGAGGACGGCGGTCGGGAAGGTGGTCAGGTCGTTGACGAACTGGTCGAGCGCGTCGAGGAACCCGCCTTCGAGAAGCTGGTCCTCCATCTTCGTGGCCATGCGCTGGACCCGCTTGTCGGCCTCCTCGCGCACCGCCTCCATCGCCTGATCGCGCATCATCGAGATCATCTTGACGGTGGCCATCGGGTCGGGCGTCTCGCCGGTCCCGGCCGCCGCCGACATCATCTGCTCCTTGAGCGGACCCTTGGCGGCTTCGAGGATCAGGTCGTTGATCTCCGGGGGCAGGTCGGGGATCGGCGAAGCCTTGATCGACCACGGCCGGTCTTCGCCGGTGGTCATCATCACGTCCCTGATCCACGCCCCGGCCGCCCGGCACTTCTGCCCGGTGATCCCGGCGTAGACCTCGCTGCCGCCCTCCTGCCGGATGGCCGCCAACTTGGTCGGCGTGTAGGTCGCGCGCCGCGCCCGCATGTTGTCGATCATGCGCTGCTCGATGTCGCCGTAGCGCTTGGCGTCGCGGGCGACGTTGAACTTGTGCTTGATGTGCCCGGCCAGCCCGGTGATCAGCGGGGCCGCCTGCCGCGCCTCGGCCTCGGCGCGCTCGTCGCTCTCGCGCTGCTGCAGCGCGCCGAGGCTCATGGCGCGCATGCCTGCGTTCTGGAGGACGACGACGTTACTGGACGGGACGACCGCGCCGGGCGCGGGCGCAGGCATCGGCGCGGACATGCCATAGGGGGCCGGACCGGAGGCTCCGGGGATTGGGCTGGGGGTGATGCCGCCGCCTCCGGGGGTCAAGCCGATCGCCATGGTCGCTCCCTCAGGTCCAGCCCGCTGCGTTCACCTGTAGCACCGGACGCGCCTGTTGCCGCGCATTGTACGCCCCGCCTTGGTCGGCGTCCGCATGCAGGCAGGCGTACTGGTCGGCGTCGGCGATGTGGCTGAGCGTGCCCTTCTCGGGGGCGTCCTCGGCCTCGCCGTTTTTCTTGAGCTTGTAGCGGTAGCCGCCCCGGTAGGCTTGGATCAGCACGCGTGCGCCTTCCGGGCACAGGAGACGGCCGGGGCCGCCGTCGATCTGCCGGTTGAGGAACTTCTCCACCGCGCCGATCCGCGCCGCCGTCACGTTGGTGCGCGCCGGAATAGCTTTCAGCCCCGACGCCCTGACCATTTCAAAACACGTCCGCTCGTCAGTCTGCGCCCTTGCCTGCCCTGCCGGGTCCCCCACAACCAGCACCGGGAAGCCGGGATACTTCGACGCCAGCAGGGGCTTGAGCTTGGAGTTGAGGAACCGCTCGATACCCATGTTATCCGACGTGAGGGCGTCATAGGTGAGGAACCTCCCGCGCAGGTCCAGTTGGTTGACGGTGGCCGAGGGGTTGAGCCCGAAGTCCATGCCGATGATCAGCGGTCGGTCGGAGAGGCGGATCGGCAGCAGCTTGGACTTGGCGACGTGGAACTCGGACCGGAACGTCCGGTAGACCGGCAGGCCCGCGAGGCTCTTGCCGAACTTGGCGTGGATGTAGACGTCGATCCAGTCCTCGGATTTCCCCAGCATCAGGTTGGGGTAGTAGTCCTGCGGCAGGTACTCGAGCCAGTCGGCCTCGGGGCTCATGCCGCTCGGCTGGATGTAGACCCCGACGTTGGTCGGCGGATCGGAGAGCAGCGTCTCCCACGGCGTGTCGACATCGGGCGGGTTCGACGCGCCCCAGATGTGCTTGTTCTCGGTGCCGTCGTCCTTGACGCAGCCGACCCCATTGTCGAGCTTGGAGGGGTAGCGGCCGACGCGTCCCTGCAGCGCCTCGAACACGGCCGGGCTGATCTCGCGGAACTCGTCGATGATCCCAAAGGACGTCTGCAACGACAGCAGTCGGCGGACGTCGTTCTGGTCGTCGAGGCCCCGGAAGGAGACCTCGCACTCGACGTTGCCGAAGCGCAGCAGGAACTTGAGGTCGGTGCGCAGGAAGTTGCCTGCCAGCCCATCGGGAAACCAGCGAAGGAAGTCCGGGATGGACGTGTCCTTCAACTGCTCGCGGGTGTTGCGCACCCACACGGCCTTCGAGCGTCGAACGCCGTCCCGACAGGGGGCCATCTGGGCAGCATGGTAGGCGATCTTCATGATCGCCGCCGTCGTCTTGGTAGACCCCACCGGCCCCACGATCAACTCGATGAACCTCTCGCCGAGGAAGAACGGCGTCACCGAGGGGACGGGCGTGAAGGTCAGGGTGTCGGTCACATCCGTGAGTTATCCACAGGTCCTGAAAACAAGCCACCCACGCTACGCGTGGGTGGCCGCCGTAGCCGTGGGGATGGCCACGGTCGCAGGGATCAGCCCTGCAGGAACCTATGCCAGATGCCCTCCATCGAGGAGGTGTAGAGCGCGGCCACGCCTGCAGCTTGGGAAATCCCTGTCGCACCGGCGATGCCGTTGATGGTCGCGCCACCGAACCCGAACACCTGACAGGCGGCCGCGCCATCGTTGAAGATCAGCACCGTGTCGCCGCCGAACGTCACCGGCAGCTTGACGCTGTCGGCGGCGGTGGCGACGGAGGCGACCCGCACGACCGGCTGGACGATCTGGACGGCGTTGGTCGCGCCGCCGCCGACCGCTGCGGCCGGAATGTTCTGGCCCGGTCCGGGCGGGGCCATCTGGGTGGCGAAGGAAGCGAGACCCATCGGGAGAACTCCTAAGAGATCGGCGGCTTGGAGCCGGGCGTGATGGCCGCAGACGCTAGACCAACCTGATGCTGGGGGGAAGGGCCGGGTGTGGTGGGCACCGCCCCCATCGCGGCGGCCTGCGCAGCCGGGTTGCCGACCAGCGCCCCGAGGCCGGGATTGTTGGGCCGCAGGTCGAAGTCGCGGACCTTGAGGTTGGTGATGTAGGCCGGGGGCGGCGGCAGCGGGGCGGGCTTGGGCGCGGGCCGGTGCAGGTCGGGCGGCAGCGGACGCGGCGGCGCGGGCTCTGGCGCGGGTCCTGCGTAGGGGAGCGTGAAGCTGGGGGTGACGTCGATCGGATCGGGGGACGGCGCGGGCACGAGGCCGGTCGGCTGGGCGACGATGTTGGACCCGTTGACCTGAATGTTGATCTGGAAGCCGGTCCCCCCGTTCGACGCGGGCAGGGTGTTCAGCGGCTGCGGCTTGAGGCGGCCGATGTCGGTGAGTTGCTTGGCCACCTCGACGGTCAGCGGCGCGGCGATCGCGCCCACCATGCTCTGCTGGAACAGGCGCGTCAGCAGGCTCTCGGCCATCATTGCGGCCTTGACCGTGAACAGCACGCCGGTGTCGTGGAACTCATGGCGCTTCTGGGCGACGAGGCGCTCGAACCACGGCTGCGCGGCCAAGTGCTCGTAGTCGACCTCGTCCACCCCATATCGTTCGGCGATATCGTGCGGGTGGTCCGCGCCCATGGCGATCTCGGCCACCATCATCGGATCGTAGTGGGCGATCACCGAGAACTGCTCGGGGTCCGGCTGGAACGGGGCGTCGTCGGCCATGTGCCGGAACCTACGCCAAGACCCCCGGAGGGGCTACCCTCCGGGGGTCAGGGGCTGGGGTAGAACCATCGCGGTGACAGACTGAACGGGGGGCGTCGTAACCTTCGCCGCGCTGGAGCCTCCTGAATGTAGGCTTAGGAGACGGGTTTGGAAAGAGGTCAGTCCCCGCCCTCGGGCTCGCCGAAGTCGATCTCGTCGTGGATGTCGACGCTGTCGTCGATCTGCGGCTCGGGGTCGGCCACGGCGGCGGTGGCCACGACCATCGCCTTGAAACGGAAGTCGTCCTTGAAGGCGTCGGGCTGTTCCTCCCACGTCGGATGCAGCGGCAGGGTGTCCCCGAAGGTCACGTCGAACAAGGCGCGTGCGCCCGCTTCCACGTCTACTGTCACAGTCATTTTGGGTGCTCCAGACTTGAGGTCCGGACGGCGAGGGTACGCCGATGGGGCAGGGACGCAAGCGTCTTGTCAATAGACACTTAGGGTTTTGGGGCCTTCGGACTGAGGGCAACGGTTAAGAGTGGGGGGCGGCCCCTCCCCCCTTGGTCCCATACCCCCCCGTCCCCTACCCCCTTCCTAGGGACGCGTTCCACGCTTGACGTTGAGCGTCTACTAGGCGACTATATCTCTGGGCCGGGAAACCGCGCCCGCTCTAGGTCTTTGACATTGTTGGACGGCAACGCGCGCTAGGTGGAATGACCTCGCGCCCTATGCCAACGCGCCCCCGTTCAAGGGGGTATTACTCAATTGCTATCCAGCAATTGAGCACGCGTTTTCAATTCAAAGGACTAACTCACATGGCAAAGCGTCAAGTTGCTGCAGCTTCCAAGGGTTCCAACGTGCAAGCGAAGGCTCCCGAAACTGCCGCCCCTATCGCGCCCAAGGCTTCAAACCTTGCGCCGGTAACCGCTGAACTCGCCCTAGCAGTCGCTACGTCTTTCGCCGCCTTGGCGACGGATGACGCGAAAGCATCGGCCACGTTCGCCGCTCGCGCCGGTCTAATCGCCGACGCGCTCGGAACGCCTATGACCTACGCGCAATGGGACAAACAAGTTGCGCCGTCCGTCCGTGACGCGTTCGAGGGCTCCGGCCTCACGCCTAACCGCGTGAGCGCCTATGCGGCCAAGTTCAAGGTTATCGCCTTGGCGCGGCTCACTGGCGACGCGTCCCTAGCGCCTATCGCGGGCGAGCCTATGGAATGTTTCCTGTCGCGGGTTCGCCCGCTACTGGAGGCGTTCAAGCTCGCGGACGGATCGCCCATGATCGCCCCTAGCGTGACCGGCAAGGCCACGTCTAAGCGCGGACGGAAACCCGGGACCAAGGCGAGCAACGCCAAGGCTCCCGGCTCTGCCGGACGCGCTGAAACGCCAACGGACGCGCCGGTAATCGAACCCGCCAAGTCTGCCGCGCTGAACCTTATGAAGGGTGACGCGGCCGCCGCTGAACGCCTCCTGACGATCGTCACAAAGCATCGCAAGGCTTTCGACGATTGGAGCGCCAAGGTGCTCGCGGACGCGGCCACGGCAAGCGCGGTTATCGCCAGCGCTGGCGCGCTCGCCCGCGCCAAGGCTCCCGGCAAGCCTAACGGCGCGGCGGTCAACTAACACTAACGTCTAACTAACCCCCACGCCTTGCGGCGTGGGGGTTTTTTGTTGTCTGCAATTGCTCGCAAGCAATAGACGCGTGCGTAACTTGCCGCCCTTATCACCCCCACGCGTTCACGCGTGGGGGTTTTTTCGTACCTAACACCTAACGCGTGCGTCGTTTAAGTGCTGATTGTCGAGAGGCCAATGTGCGCTTCGCGCTTTCTTGTAGCCAAAAATCGAGGGATCGGCCGGATCGTTTACAATTTCGGCCAAATCTCCCAATTTCACTTACAAGATTGGGTTCTAGGCCAAACCTTTGTTTTTATTCATCTAATCGTAGGTAGTAAGTGTCTATCTTGTATTAATTGTAAAATTGTAAAGGAAAAATCATAAGACCCCCACCGCGCGACCCCCCTTGATGATGTGTTTTGATTTTGCCCCTGAGAGGGTTCTTGTACGGCCCCAAGCCCCTAAAATGCGTTCATTCTCTGGCCCAAAACCCTTACAAAATTACAACTCTTACAATAATCAGCAAAATCAACGGGTTACCAAAAACCCTTGCCTCGCCGACCAATACATATACACTCGAAATCCCTTACAGGAAGCAGCCCACATGCCTCGTCCCACCCTAGAATACCCGTCTGGAGGCCGTCTCGGCGTCATCTTCACACGCGAGCAATTCGCCACGCTCGATGCGCTGGCCTTCTACTGGAGCACCAATCGAACCGGCGCGCTGCAGCGTATGCTCGACGAGGTGAGCCCTCTCAAAATCCCGTTCGACGCCGATGAGCAAAATCGCATGCTGATCCGCTCACCGCATGCGCCTAACCAAAACGTCCACCTGCGCAACGTCTTCCTGCCCGGCGAATACGGTGGCCGTCAGCATCTCTGGTGCTTCGACCCTGATCCAGAGACCGGCAAAGTCTATCCGGCCGAACCGCAGTACATCATGCTCGTCCACGGTGACGCGGCCAAGCTGGACGTGGC